AATAGACTTGCCAGCGCTGCCAGCACCTGAGCAGAGCAGACACTCGATGCACGTTGTGCGCCTACCTGCCTCAACACTAGCGGGACAAAGTATTTCCAACCCGTCAATAAGAGCATCACGCCCGCTCTTATAGTCGCGCTGGCTTATCACTCTATAACTACGCTGCCCAGCTGCTGCCGCTGCATATGCGTCGGAGCGACTGTCAGCTGAGCGCATATAAATGTCAGCATCGAAGTGTTTATCTTGATGTGAATAGGCGGTATGGCCTAGCGAAGCGCTAAGCAGCTTGTGCCATATATGAACTGGAACTGCTGCCGGGTCGCCGTAGGTGCCAAGGCGAACAAAGCGACCTGCGCCTACTTTCCAGACGTCAGCAGGAACGACGCGCTTATAGTTACCGCTCCGGTAAGCTTTATAAACAGCCTTGGGACCATGTGCCAGCGTCACGTAGCAAGTGCGCCCTTTGGCGGTTTTGCGCTCACTATCTTGTGTAGGCGTGCCACGGTGGCGACAATCGCCGCAGATTGCATAGTCCGCGCCTATTTTGCTTGCCGTGAGCGGTTCTATTTCATCCAATAAAATGTAAGTCTGAACCATATCGCCGGTCTTGCTATTCTTTGACCCGGCGATAGCTATTACCACTAACGGCGTTACGCCATCCAGCAGTGAATTTCCTTTGTATATAATCATGCAAGCCTCCTTTGCCCAAGTTGGTATGTCTGTTTTTACAAGCAGGTCTTTGCTCTTGGTAAAAAATTGTCGCACAATCAGCATCTTTTGATNAGTCGTAGGGATCGTCAACGACGACTACAAATTGTGACGCAACATCGTTATCATGGTGTTCGATTTTGGCGGGGAAATATTCCCCATTGATATAAATTGTGAGCGTGTCATGGGGTTCTTTTAATAAGTCGGCAACTGCTTGATGGTGCTCTAAAAATTCAGTCATGGATACCTCCTATAACCCAAGTCATATTTTCTACCTTGTTTAGTGCAGCGACGCAATAGGCGCCTTCATTTCTGCCACTTGCTTGAACAGCTCCGTTGTTGCCTCAGCTCCTATCAACTCGACATAAGCTTCACGTAAGCCAGCTCCGATTGCTCCGCACGTCAAAAGCGCGTCACCGCTCAACTCTACCTGCTCCTGCAGGAATTTGATAAAATTGACTTTAACTTGCAAGAGCATTTTGTCTTGAGTTGCTGATAGGCTCACGCTAACAACTCCCAAGCTTCACGCCCGGTAACCGGAGTCTCGCCGTATTGCTCCTGCCACTCCGGCGTCGCCTCAACCAGCTTGCCATACTCGCGCACATCGGCACAATAGGTATCGCCATATTCACCCTCCGGGCAATAGGGCGACGTGACAAAAGTGAACCACCGCGCATACTGATCGCCCTTCTCGTTCTGCGGCCGCTTGTAAGTTTTGACCACGCGCCAAAGCCAGCCGTCAGGCGCGGCAAACACCGCATACGGCTCGTCAATTTTGACAGTTTTGCTGAACAAATTCTTTTTCCTCATAATCCTCACATAACAAAAGGGCACCAGCTCGACCGGCCAGCGCCCTTTTGCCCTTCCATTTTTATGTTGATTGTCTAGGCAGCGACCGCGACCGCTACAGCAGTTTTGCTATAGTTGATCAGGTTCCGCCCCTGATTATCCTTGATAACCCGGCGAGCGAGGGCGTAGCCGCTCTTTTCCAGCTCAGAGTTGCGAGCGGTAAAGTTACGGATTCCCCACCGCCACGCATCGTCGCGGTTGACTTCTTTTCCTGCCTCATAGAGAGCCAAGAGAATACTTTTCTGATTCATCAACTGAATCCCTTTATAAAGGTTGCTATAAGCCTCCTAAATACTCTCCCCGGACAAAGTTGTCAAGCGCCTTAGCCTTGAAAATTACAGCCGCATATGTTAGTGTCTGAGGACACTCACGCACCCCCGCCTCCACCTCCAACGCAAGGACACTCACACACTATGCGCACCATAACCTTCTACCCCGATGACTTCCGCAACAACAAAGTAGGCATGACGTGGAACGCGTTCCTGCTCTCGCTAGGCGTTGACAAACCTGATCAACCACGGGAGAGAGAGCTGGAATGTGTCACCCTGCACGTCATGCACACCCACCTAGACTTTATAGAGGAGGAGAGCGAGCCTGACCCCGGCGAGATGGACGGCGACCACGCCTCTGCCCTAGCCTCTGTAGGGTGGGGAACCGATGAAGACTACGGCGGGGGCTGTGAACAGCTATGATAGAACTGCTCATAATTGACACAGACCATAGCCAGCCCATAGCGTCGCTCTTCAGCTGCGAGCAGGAGCTACGCCCCCTGTTTATCCAGCTGACCAAGTACCTGAGCGGGACAGATCAGGAGCTATACCGCTCCTACCTGCGCGACGAGGGGATAGCGTGACCTGCAACCCCCCTCTCAAGATGATAGAGCTGCTCCTGACCGAACAGACATACGACTTCTACGCTCAGCTGGGACTGCTAAACGATAAGCCTCCAGACCACTTCATGCTGGAAGCTCTGGAAACCTTTCGCCTCTACCTAGAAGGGAACACCCCCTCAGAGCTGGAACCGCTAGACCTAGAACCTAGCGCCCTAGAGCGTCAACTATGGCTCTTGAAGCGCAAAATAAACTAGCTTTCTTCTGACATTAGTGTATAATCAATATTGAATCACTTNGTATACAATATAGAGGACAGAATAGTATTAACTCTATACGACTCTATATGACACTAAGAGTCTCAACTTTGAACAACTAGAGACAAGTATGTGTGCGCGATGAAAAACAACAACGACCTCTATAGGCAGCGCCTGATCGATCGCATCACGCGCCACCTCAAGCGCTCGCGCCACGCTCACTCCTTGGAGCAGGGCGAGCATAAGCAGCAGCGCATCCGCTCTGCCCGCCTCTACTCGCGCCGCCTCAAACACCGCAAGCAGCTGGAGGACGAATAGCCCGTGCGCTGCTCCATCTGCGATCACCTCCTCCCCGCGCACCACCAGCTCAGGCGCGAGCGCGGGCGCGGGCAAGACCAGTTTGTCTTTGTCTGCTCTACCTGCCAGAGCGCGGTAGACTCCGTTCTGTTCCTCGACCGCTACCTCCCCGCCGAAACCCCCGACATTAGGAGTATTAAGAAATATGTTTCTGATTAAATATATGTCACCTGTGGTGACGCTCGTCTTTGGCGCTGCTGTTCAACTGGAGAAAGCAGTTGACTCGCAGCTGAAAAACCTAGACTATGCTGTCCGAACCAGACACACCGGAGAAGAAATTGCCCAGAGAGAAATTGACAGGACGCGCTAGCCCGGAGAGCCTAGAGCGACAGGTAGGCGGGAACCACTATAGCTCCTGTAAGATCCAGCCTATCCAGTACATCATGGCTAACAAGCTTAACTTCTGCGAGGGCAACGTGGTCAAGTATGTCACCCGCCACCGGCTCAAGGGCGAGGAGGAAGACCTGTATAAAGCTAGGCACTACCTCGACCTGTGCATCCAACTTGAGTATGGAGGTGAAGAGTAGATGGAGGCGAGAGAAACCAGATACCAACCTTGCCCCGACTGTGGCAGCTCCGACGCGGTCACTATTTACCAAGACCACTCCTACTGCTTCAGCTGCCAGACCTATTCAACCCACACTGACCCGAAGGGAAGAAGAATTTTGAAGATGCCTTTTACCGAACTTACCCGCTGGGAAGAGCGTAACATTTCCCCCGCGGTGATGAAATACTTTGACGTGCAGCTAAAGCACGACGGCGAAGTCGAGTTCCCCTACTACGATCAGGACGGGTTGAAGCTGGGGAGCAAGCACCGCACCTCCTTGAAAAGCTTCTACACCTCCGGCAACTTTCAGGAGGCAGCTCTGTTTGGAGCGCACACCCTGAAGAAAGATGCTGTCAAGCGCGACGGCGCGGTCATTATAACCGAAGGCGAATCTGATGCTCTGGCAGCGTTCCAGATGATCAACCGGATAGACCCTGCTTCGGTAAAGCTCACCTCTGACACGATGAACCGTAGGATCGTGGCTGCTCTCTCTATAAAGAGCGGGTGCGCCAGCGCAGAGCGGGACTTCAGGAACAATCTAGAGCTGCTGGAGAGCTTTGAGAAGATATACATTTGCTTTGACTCTGACGAGCACGGGAGAGCAGCTGCCCCTCGCTGCGCCAAACTGTTGTCTCCGGGCAAAGCCTATGTGGTGACGCTGGAGCGCAAGGACGCTTGCGAGTACTCCGAAGCTGGCAAAGCTACTGAGTTCTCCTCCCATATTTTGGAGTCTAAGCCTTACACCCCCTCCGGCATAGCCAACGCCGCTGACAACTTTGACTCCCTCTGGGACGCGCAGAACATCACCTCCATCCCCTTCCCGTGGAGCGGTCTGGAGGAGAAAACCTATGGCGTTCGCAGCCGCGAGATCGTAACTTGGGCGGCTGGAACTGGCGTAGGGAAGAGCAGCATATTGCGCGAGCTGCAACACCACTACCTTAAGGAAACGGAGTGCAACATAGGCATCATAGCTCTGGAGGAAAGCGTGGACCGCACCAAGCGCGGTATCATGGCGGTGGAAGCTAACGACAGGCTGCACCTCAACGAGGTGTTTGAGAAGTACCCCAAGGAGAAGATCAGAGAGCTGTTCGATGCTACTCTAGGCTCTGGGAGGGTGTATCTCTACGATCACTTCGGGAGCATGGAGATACAGGATCTGCTTGCCCGTGTTCGCTACATGGTGGTGGGGCTACAGACTGAGCTGATCTTCATAGACCATCTTAGTATTCTGAGTTCAGGATTACAGATCGTTGACGAGCGGAAGGCGATAGATCGCACAATGACCCTGTTGCGCCAGCTTACTGAGGAAACCGGCTGCACCATCCACTTGGTCACGCACCTGCGCCGCCTGTCCTCTGACAAATCCTTTGAGTCTTCCGACGCTGAGATCAACCTGTCTCACCTCAGAGGATCGCACGGGATCAGTCAGATATCAGACACCGTGATCGCTCTGGAGCGCAACACTCAGGCCGATGACCCGGTGGAGGCCAACACGGTTACTCTTCGCGTTCTCAAGTGTCGCTATACCGGAGATGTAGGCTTGGCAGGCAGGTTGTTTTACGATAAAACCACCGGAAGACTTGAAGATTCCAAGGAGGATTTCTGATGAGAGGACCACAGAGCTTGAGAGGAGAGCGGAGGACGCGCAGAAGGTCGCGCCTCAGACCCCTTAACCACCGTAAGTCGCACGGTCCCAAGTCGTGTCACCGCAACCGTAAGAAGAGAAGGGGGCAGGGTTGATATGAAAAAGGAAGAGCAGCTACCATTGGGCGAACAGATTAAGGCGCTGAAGCTTAAGCGCATGAAGCTATACGATCAGTATAACGGCATACTGGCCGGTGTTGCCGCGGGGAACGAGGTGGAGGTGGGGCTACAAATCCATAGACTCAACGAGCGCATCACTAAGTTGCAGGAAGGTTCGCTATAGCATGTTGGCTAAGAAATGCGTTATCGACATAGAGACAGACGGCTTTGACCCCACCAAGATTCACTGCCTCTGGGTCAAGGAGATAGAGGACGGGGTGACGAGTCTGGGAACCATGTACCTTAAGACCTCCCCTGACGGCCTCTCCGACTTCTTCTCTGAATACGAAACGGTGATAGCTCATAACGGTTGCGGATATGATTTCCCTATTTTGCAAAAACTGTGGGGAGTTCAGATCCCGATGCACAAGCAGACCGACACTCTCATCATGTCGCGACTAGCTCGCCCAGACCGTAAGGGCGGTCACAGCTTGAGCGCGTGGGGAGAGAGGCTGCGCTTTGCCAAGAGCGAGTACACTGGTGAGTGGGATGTCTGCACTCAAGAAATGATTGACTACTGTCAAAATGATGTCCTGCTATGTGAAAAGGNGTATCGACACTTGCTCAGCGAAATGGTAGGGTTCAGCGTTCAAGCTGTNCGCGACGAGCATCGTATGCAAGTCCTTGTAAACAAAGTGGAAACTACGGGTTTTGCCTTTGANCTAGANAAGGGTTACAAGTTTTATTCTAAATTGATAAGCAAGCTAAAAGATATCACGCTCAAGATGCAGGACGTTTTCCCCGACAGCGTTGTTCAGCTAAAGACCAAGACCAAGCTCATACCGTTCAACCCTGCCAGCAGGAAACAAATAGGAGAACGGTTACAGGAGAAGGGTTGGAAGCCTACCAAGTTCACCGAAACCGGCTTGCCAAAAATAGACGAGAACACTTTGAGCGAGTGTAACATCCCCGAAGCTCAGATACTGGCAGAGTATTTCATGCTGCAGAAGAGAGCGGGTCTGCTCGACTCTTGGATACAGAGTTGCGGTAGCGATCTGAGAGTTCACTGCAACTTCCACTCTCTTGGTGCAGTTACAAATCGCATGTCTTCTTCTAGTCCAAATTTGCAACAGATACCTTCAATGCGTAAACCCTTGGGGCATGAGTGTAGAGAACTGTGGGTAGCTGAACACGGCGCTGCTCTTATTGATACAGATGCTAAATCCTTGGAGCTAAGAGTCTTGGCTCACTATATGGACGATGCCAGATATATCAAAGAAGTTCTGGAGGGAGACATCCACGTTACCAACCAGAAGATGGCTGGACTGCCCACCAGAGATGCGGCAAAGGTTTTCATATACGCCCTCCTCTACGGCGCTGGCGATGCCAAACTGGGTACTGTGGTCAGCGGTACCGCAAAGGACGGGGAAGAGCTTAGAGAGCGCTTCTTGTCCAACTTGCCAGCGTTCAGCCGCCTGCGCGAAGCTGTCATCCGTAAAGGTAATTCGCAGAGGTGGCTCAAGGGCATAGACGGGAGAGTGCTGCACGTTAGGCACCCCCACGCCAGCCTCAACACTCTTATACAAGGCTCTAGCGCTATCCTGATGAAGAGCTGGTTTATGCGCACTGATAATAGTTTAGGGACACTGGTAGACGCTAGGATAGTGGCTATGGTGCACGACGAGATGGTCATAGAAGCTGGTCAAAAAGATATTGACAGGGTTGGTCAGTATGTTAAACTAAGCTTACAGTCAGTAAATAAACAATATAATTTACGCTGTAAATTGGATTGTGATATAACCTCTGGAAAGAATTGGAGTGAAATACACTAGGATGGCAACAGCAAGGCGCACCACGACTGATTACTTAGAGGGTACTCTTCAGTACCCCTATATTTTCGACACGCGGGATCGGTATGATCACTATAGCGTGAAAGTTCTTCTCTCAGGAGATGCGATAGTGAAGGCTAGAAAGCTTGGCCTGAAGCTGAAGCAAGATTCTGACAAAGATAACGGAGTACCCTATGTGCAGCTCCGTTCTAACTATAAGCCTGATGTTTTTGACGAGAACGGTGACCCTTACGACGGCACTACTATGATCTCCAACGGATCTACCGGCATCGTCAAGATTACTCAGCGCCCCTACGATAACCAGTACGGCAAAGGCGTAAGCACGTTCTTCACTGCCGTTAAGCTGCTTAGCGTAATCCCCTACCAAGCTGACGGCGAAGACCGGCAATCTTCTGAGTTTTAGAGCAGAAGATGCCAGCTCCTGCCTACGGGCATTGGGACATATCCTGCGTCGGCAGGTTTGATCCTGATGCCCACCTTGGCTTTGTCTATCAGATCACTAATCACGACAGTGGTAAAAAGTACATCGGCTGTAAACACCTTTGGAAATTCAGCAAAGGTAAAAGGAGCAGAGCAAGTGAATGGAGATACTACTGCAGCAGCTCCAAGTATTTGATACCTGATATTAAAGAGTTAGGTAAGAAGAAGTTCAAATTTGAAATACTTATGCTTTGCAACAACAAGAGAAACCTGTATTACAATGAAATGAAATTGCAGGTGGAGTTGGGAGTACTTGAGAGCGAAGACTACTATAATGCAAACATAGGTGGGCTAAGATTTTACCGCCCTGTCAAGAGCTACCTCTCTGAGGAACTGAGAAAAAAGCTCCGGGGCGTTAACAACAGNAAGTACCACGGTCCTTTCCTGATAACCTATCACGGGGGGCATCAGGAGTGGGTAGACGGGGTGACCGTCAGGCAGTGGTGCAAGGATAATGGGTTTAACCACCAGAGATTGTACGAATTACGAAACGGGAAACGCGATATTTACAAGGGCATAGTAGCAATGGAGTACACAGATGAAGCAGATCGACACCTTAGTTAGAGACGTTTACGAACTTTTAGAGAAGGGGAGTAAAAACCCCAGCCAAGAATATTTGTTTGGGATGGGCAGCGCCATCGTTGAAGCGGTGCGTAGACAGCTCTGGATGAGCACCAGTGACCGTAAGTCATCTCTCCGTATGTCCAACCTAGGTAAGCCGTGCACTCGCGCTCTCTGGTACGATATTAAAGGGACGCACGAGGCTGAACCTCTTTCTCCTCAGACTAAACTCAAGTTTATGGTAGGAGATGTGGTGGAAGCCGTAATCCTCTACTTGGTCAAGGAGGCGGGACATACCGTAGAAGATCAGCAGAAAGAAGTTCAGATCGACGGTATTAAAGGTCACATAGATGCTCGCATAGACGGCGTACTTACGGACGTTAAGAGCAGTAGCAGCTATGGGATGAAGAAGTTCAAGAACGGTACGCTGCCCGACGATGACCCGTTTGGGTATATCTCCCAGATCAGCGGCTATGCNAATGCAATGGGCGATGATAGAGGTACGTTCCTAGCCTTCGATAAGAGCAACGGAGAGCTGGCTACTTATACCCACACTGATCTGGAGGATACTCAGAAGCGTATACGAGTTGTGCGNATGGCTCTTGGTCACGATGTTCCCCCAGAGCGTCCCTTTGAGTCGGTTCTTGACCGCGCCTCCAAGAGGCAAAAGCTTGCTCTCAACTGTTCTTACTGCTCTCACAAGAAAGAGTGCTGGAAGACTGAAGACGTGAATCTGGAGTTCAAAAGTGGTCGCCCGGTGTGGTTCTTAGGCAGACAGAAGAAGAGCAGGGTNACTGCTAAAGATGCTTTCTGATCAAATACTCAGTGACATAGCAGACGCATATTCTCCAGAGCAGATACTGGAAATTCTGGAGCTGGAACCGCTTGAACTTCTGCAATCATTTAGAGAACGAGTACAGGAAAACTTGACCAAATTTGAAATAAGGCCAGTGGATTGTGATGCTTTACACCTCTAACGAAAACCCGATGTTCCGCTCTAAGTTTTCCGAAGACATCTTCAAGCAAAAGTATGCGCACGAGGACTGTCAAACTTGGGCAGATCTGGCTCGCACCTTGGTCAAGGATGTGTGCGGAGATTACTTCAGCAAGGACGAGATTAACGAGCTTACCCAGCTTGTCACTGAGCTGAAGTTTATCCCCGGCGGGAGGTATCTCTACTACGCTGGCAGACCTAACAAGTTTTTCAACAACTGCTACCTGCTCAAGGCAGAGGAAGATTCTCGCGAGGATTGGGCTAACCTGTCTTGGAAGACAGAGAGCTGCCTGATGACCGGCGGCGGCATCGGAGTAGACTATTCTGTCTACAGACCTTCCGGCTCTGGCCTGAAGAAGACGGGCGGTATTGCCAGTGGTCCTATACCCAAGATGCAGATGATTAACGAAATAGGTCGCAGGGTGATGCAGGGCGGTTCAAGACGATCCGCGATCTACGCCAGCCTCAACTGGGAGCACCGCGATGCGGAAACCTTCCTGCACTCCAAGAACTGGCACGACATGCCTGTGGGTAGCAGCGGTCTTAGCTTGGCTCAGGTTAAGGAACAGGACTTTAACTTCCCCGCTCCTTTGGACATGACCAATATCAGTCTTAACTACGACACCGATTGGGTCAACTCGTACTGGCAGAGCGGTAGCGTTGGCGACGTCTTTCGCGAGAACGTGAAGCAAGCTCTTTCCACAGCTGAGCCGGGATTCAGCTTTAACTTTTTTGACAAGGAAGATGAAACTCTTCGTAACGCCTGTACCGAAGTCACCAGTGCAGATGATTCTGATGTCTGTAACCTAGGTTCTATCAATCTTGGCAGGATAGAAACTCTGTCTGAGTTCAGCGATGTCTGTGAACTTGCCACTAAGTTTCTCATCTGTGGCACTCTGAAAGCTAAACTGCCGTATGAAAAGATAAACAAGGTGCGAGAGAAAAATCGCAGGTTAGGTCTGGGCTTGATGGGGGTTCACGAGTGGCTCATTAAGAGAGGATATAAGTATGCTGTTTCCCCAGAGCTTCACCAGTGGCTTTCTACATATAGAGGAATTAGCGATACTAATAGTCGTGATTTTGCTAGCGAGCTTAGTATTTCTAAGCCTGTGGCTAGTCGAGCAATTGCCCCCACTGGTTCAATCGGCATACTCGCTGGTACTAGCACTGGGGTTGAACCTATATTTGCTGTATCCTATCGTCGCAGGTATCTTAAGGGGCAGAGTAGGTGGCACTATCAGTATGTGGTAGACAGTGCAGCGCAGGAAATCATAGATTTGTACGGGACCAACCCGGAGAAGATAGAATCAGCCATAGATTTGGCTGAGAACTACGAGCGGCGCATAGCCTTTCAAGCCGACGTGCAGGACTACGTCGATATGGCTATATCGTCTACCATCAACCTACCAGCATGGGGGTCTAAACTGAACAATGAAGACACTGTTGACAATTTTGCTAATACTCTCGCCTCTTACGC